GCTGTTGAGCAGTTTGCTTCTGATATTTCTTATGAAGGCAAATTACGTCATGTGAAAAAGAAACGCCAGACAGGCATAACATTCAACAGCGTAATATTTTGTAATAGTCTCATAAATTTGGGATATTTGCTGTGGAAAAATGAGGGATCTCCAAAAATTTTGGAGAATTTACGACCAGATCTCGTGCGGCATTTTATTAGAGGATTTTTTGATGGCGATGGGTGTATATCGTGCAGTAAGAAAAACTTAAAACACTATTTTAATATTGTGGCGGATAAGCTGCACTACAGAGCACTTGATGCCGTGGGTGCTATCATTTCACAACAAGTTGAGCTACCGCCGAAGCCACCGAAAGAACGCAAGACGTGTATTGCTGTTGGTTGGAATGGTAATCAGCAAGTTGCTAGATTCGGGCTATGGTTATATAAGGACGCCACAAGGCTTCTAGAACGGAAGAAATGCCGATTTGATGGGCTTGGCCCAAGGGTCGAATTTGATTTTAATGATCTGAAGATCGACTCAGTCCCAGTTGTAGATTATAAACAGTTCTACGACAATTTCCATTATATGGGAGCTGCTGGTCGCAGGGGCTTCACACTTGGGGCATATCTAAATGACCGGCTGATCGCTGCCTGCACTATCGGATCGGTTACGAGGGTAGAGACGGCGACTAGACTAGGCTATCAATCATCAGAAGTTCGAGAACTCGCTAGGTTCTGTATAAGCCCACGACACCACGTTAATAATTTTCCGACTTGGTTTATGTCCAGATGTGTGAAAGCGTATAAAACAGAATATCCTAACGTGAAGCTGTTGGTATCATTTGCCGATACTACGCAAGGCCATTCTGGTACTATCTATAAGGCTGCGAATTGGAAATTCGACGGCGAGACAGGCTGCAGTTATCATTATGTCGATTCGAAGGGGAATAAAATTCACAAGAAGACAATATTTGATACCGCCAAGAAAGCTGGTTTCAAAGAAAACGAGTTCGTCAGGTCGAATGGTTTGCGTAAAATTAAACATCTACCAAAGAAAAGATTTATACTACAAATAAGGTGAAGTTATCCCCTCTGCGGTCGGGTTAAGTCTGACTGTTTGTCGTGCCATAAGAAGATGGAGATGGGTATATTATTGACGCAGTGGCGGCGATAATTTCTAACGGAGTTAAGATTCATTATGAGCATACATGATGAGCGTTTAGCCAATGGTAAGTTGGTTCTACCCTCTGGTGTGACGTTAATTGGTAAGGACGAGAAAGTAGTACTTAAACGCAACTTTTTCGTGCGTGCGCCAATTGCTGTTAAAGCGTTAATAAAGCTAATTCGCATTGACGGTGTGATCATTCACGAATCAAGGGAGTTTTGGAATGGTGATCGCATACAAGATACAAGCCATCAGTTGGAACTGCATTATCTGTTTCAAGAGAGTGGTAGTGGCCATTGGGAACACTTCGAAGCTGCAGTCTTGGATCGTGACGGTGATAATGTCGTACTTACCGAAGACTGGCATGAATCAGAATATTGGAAGAAACATGATGAGCGGCACTTTACCAAAACATCTATTTCCGCCGAGATATTAGTGAAGTTAATTGAAGACCAACAACGGAGTGAATCATGAAAGAGGAACGTAAAGCGATCGGCAAGCTCGAATTATACTACCTGTTTGAAGAACCAGCCAGTATGCAATGGGATATATATTCTCACAAACTTCTTGTCGGCGATGGAGATAATGTCATTCTCGACGAGAACAGTCATTCAGTGGACATAAATAGCTCTTCTGGCGGTCATACTGTTAGACGTACATCAATCCCTGTTAAGTTGCTGGTAAAGTTGATCCGTGAGCACGGCACGGGATTAGAAGATGAGGGCAAGTGATGTATCACTAGATCGAAGTCAGTCGCCCAAAGCACCACAATCACAGCAGGATGCTGCAAACTGACGTTGGTAGAGGCAACCCAAAAACTGCTTGATATATCAAACTATACACCAAACTATACACCGAATAGTATATCGAGGTATTTGAATTTAGTTGTCAATCCCTAACACCAGAGGTAGAAATGACTGAATTCAATTTGGCTGGACTAGATGTACCCAAGAATTTCATCACACGCAGGAAGAATATGAATGTAGTTTTTGAGTGTATGGTGGCTGTTATCGAGAAATTGGGCTTAGAACCCGGACAGAGATTCGAGTCTTATACTATCGCACGGGTTCTGAAAGATTCTGGACTCGATAACAAATGGAAACTGTCGAAAAAGCCAGGAGATCTTGGCGGGCTTTCGAGAACGGTCGGTGATTTACTTGGTAAGCTTGGTATGGACCTTGAACGAGCCGGACAGAAGTTCATAGTACCACATAAAATGCCGGTTGTGCAAGGCGAATACCTCATAAAGAAGGCTGTGTATAAGAGCATGTTCGAGTCATAATCTATGCCTTACAACGATTACGGTCAATGGTTTGATTCTCACCGAGAGCCGTGGCGTCGATATAATGAGGAAGACGATCCTCGTGGCGATCCAGAGAATTGGGAAGATGGCGAATATCATCGCCCGCCGAATCCTAACTTCTTCTATCGCACGATTCACTTACCGGAAGGGACGAGGATAGCAATACAAACAAAAGGAGCTGTTTTAGTAAGCCTGCCCGGCAGCGGACCTGATGTTTGGATTCCGAAGATGGAAGGAAAGTACAAACCACCAATATTTCATGGGACAAGTACCAATCTGACAGCTATCGATTTGCCTGCTTGGCTCTATGAGAAGAAGATAGGGCTCTTCACGGCTGTGATAGAGCCGAACACAGAGCTATTTCAAGAGTTTCTAGATTTTTCTGGTGAACAATGAATATCGGCGATAGAGTCAAAACACCGTTTGGCGAGTATGGCCTCATTATCCGCAAGGCTGAGCCGCCAAACGATTGGGTGATTGAGAATGCCGAGGATGATGATGTATATGAATCGTACCCT